CTTTCCATTAAGGAGGAAAACATGAAGTACACTAATACTCCGGTATCGGCTCCTGAAAGCACTATTCTGGCTGCTGATACCTACGTTGCCATTCCCTTTACCGTCAAGGAGACCAATGCCGTTCCGGCTGGTTATCCTATGGCAAAGACTGGCCTGAAAGCTGCTGCCACCACTGGCACCAGCGCTACCGATGCGGCTACCGATGCCATTGGCATTCTGCTGCACACTGTTGACCCTGCCGTCAACCCCAATGGCGCACTGCTGATTCAGGGCGTTATTGATGTGGACAAGGCAAAGCTGTCTGGCTTTACCTATTCTGCAAACGATATTGCCGCTCTGAAAAAGGCTGTTCCCGCCGTTTTCTGCCGTACCGATGTTGGCGCAAAGAGCGAGTAAGGAGGACTAAATTATGGCACCGAATCTGAATGAAATCTTCTCCCCTGCTGCGATTGCCGCCTACTGGACAAATGACCCGACCAATGCGCAGCCCTATGCTTCTGATGCTCTGTTCCCTGCCCGTAAGAAGGTCAGCATGGAACTGAAGTGGCTGCGTGGCCATAAGGGCGTTGGCGTTTCGCTGAAGCCTAGCGTGTTCGACACCAAGGCTACGTTCCGTACTCGTCAGGGCATCAAGATGACCGAGACCAGTATGCCGTTCTTCCGTGAGGGCACTCACATTGACGAGGAAGACCGCCGCAAGATTATCTCTGTTCTGGCTACTAATCAGGAGTTTGCGGCAGACGTTATCAATCGTGTCTACGATGATACCGCACAGCTTATTACCGGTGCTCGCATTGTGCCTGAGCGAATGGTGTGGCAGCTTCTGGCTCCTAAGACTGGCAAGCCCGGCATCTCCATCGAATCCAACGGCGTGAGTTACGTCTACGATTACGACCCGGACGGCACTTGGCAGCAGTCCAATTACAAGGCTCTGGCTACCAAGGAGAAGTGGGATGCTCCTACTACTGCAACCCCCATCGCCACGATGACCACTGCCGCAAACGCCGTGCTGGCAAACACTGGTGAGATTATCACCGATGCCTACATGAACACCAACACTTTCTACAAGATGATTGCTGCGGATGAAATCAAAAACCGGTTCCTGACGGTTATGAAAACCGCCACCGCCGTTCTTGTCGATTCCGAGGCACGTTCTGTTGTCGAAAGTGCATCTGGCATCCGCATTCATCTGTACGACAAGATGTACAAGCCGGAGGAAACCGCTGCTGCTGAGAAGTATCTGCCTGATGGCTATGTCGTGCTGGCTCCTTCTGGCTCTCTGGGCAATATGTACTATGTTGCCACCCCTGAGGAAGCCGACCTGATGGCTGGCATCTCCAACGCACAGGTTTCCGTTGTGAATACTGGCGTTGCTGTTACCACCGAGCAGACCGTGCAGCCTGTCAACACCAACATCTACGTCTCTGAAATCGTCCTGCCGTCCTTTGAGCGTATGGACGCTGTGTACTGCATCAAGGCTTATTAAGGCGAAAGGAGGAAAGCAGCATGGGAGACCAGTATTCCGAAGCGGCAGTCAAGCTGGGGCAATACATTGCCCCTGCACTTGACCGTGAAATCACGGACGAGGACTACCCACTCTTCGACCTGCTGCTTGATTTCGCCAAAGACAAGATATTTGCACAGGGCTACCCTTTCGGCAACAGGCCGAACGAGTTGCCCTCGCAGTATCAGTCGTTGCAGATACGCATTGCAGCGGAACTGTATAACCACATCGGTGCAAACGGACAGACGAGTTATACCAACAATGGTATCACTCGTGTGTGGGAAAGCTCCGATGTGGCACAGTCCCTGCTGAATGAAGTGGTTCCGAGAGTAGGTGTTATCGGCTGATGTTTAATGGAAGCCCGCTGGATAAACGCCCGCTGTGGTATTCAAACCCGGTCGGCGAGAAAACGCCTGTCGTGGACGAGTGGGGAAACGAAACTGGCGAATCTGCATACGAATCGTGGAGTGACCCCGCAAAACTGATGCTGAATGTCAGCCCTCCTACCGGTTCTGCGGAAGCAAACCCTTTTGGAGCGTTTACGGATTACAGCTACGTTGTCAGTTCGTCCAGCAAAAAGCGCAACACACCGCTTTATGAAGGCACGCACGTCTGGTTTCAGACGGACGTTTCAAAGCCCTTCAATTACATTGTGGTCAAGGTCGCAGAGCATATCACGGACACGCTGTATGCGCTGAAAGAGGTGGCTGCAAGTGAAAATTAAAGTGAGGTTGAGCGATGCCGGACTTCGTGATGCGGAACGTCAGATACAGGAGTACAAGACCACCCTGAACAAAAAGGCTAAAGCACTTGCTTTTCGCCTTTCGTGGCTAGGTCTTGAAGTCGCAAAGATACGTTTTGCCAATGCGAAATATTCTGGCTCCAATGACGTGAAATGCCATATCAACCAAAAAGACAAGACTTGTACCATCGTTGCAGAGGGCAAGGCAGTTGCCTTTATCGAGTTTGGCACTGGCGTAGCGCATTCCGCTTATGGCGGCGAGCTTCCTGCTGGTGTTGGAGAACACGGCACTTACGGAAAAGGGAACGGCAAGCGTGACCACTGGAGTTACTACGGAGACCCCGGCAATGATGCCAACACCGTGATGTACAAAAACAAGGGAACGCTAGTCGTAACCAGCGGTAATGAGCCAGCTATGGCTATGTGGGGGGCTGTTGAGGAAATGGCTTCTCAAGTCGAAGCAACGTGGAGGGAGGTTTGGAATAGTTGATTGATTATTTCAATTCTATCTTCACGGCTGTTGCTAAGGAACTGCGAAAGCAAGTGCCCGGCATTTTCGTTACTGGTGAAATCAACGACAGTAACGTCAAAAAGTTTCCGTGTGTGCAGATAGAGGAAAACAGTAATCTCCCGGTTCGCCGGGATTCTGCCAGCCGAAGCAAGTACGCTGCTGTTTCCCTGCGTGTGCGTGTCTACTCCAATAAGGATACTGGGCGTATTGCAGAAGCGCGCTCCATCGTTGGAATCGTGGATTCTGTATTGGAACCGCTCAATTTCTATCGAAAGTCATTTGCCCCGTTGAATGGGCTGTACAACAATTCCGTCTATCGGATTGATTGCAGCTATGGGGCAACAATCGGAGAGGACGGAATGATTTACCGAAACTAAGGAGGTAAACATTCTATGGAAACTGGAATTTCCAGCTACGGAATCACTCTTTATGAAGGAACTTCCGGCTCTATGACCAAGCTGTGCGACATCAAGGATTTTCCTGACTTGATTTCCGACCCGAACCTTTTGGATGTCACTACTCTTTCTGATCCCATGCAGAAGCAGATTTTTGGCATCAACCAGTCTGAGCTTAAATCCTTTAGCGCATTCTACAACAAGACGGATTACGCCGCCGTTACCAAGCGTGGCTACAAGGATTCGGACGGCGAACTCAATGCAACGCATCATTATGCTCTGAAGTTCTCTGATGGCTCTGGGTTTACTTGGGATGGTATGCACCAGTGCGGTATGTCCGGCGCAGGCGTTGATGAACCGTTGGAGTTCCCCATCAACATTATTTTCCTGAGTAAACCCAAATGGGCTGAAACGGTTTCCCTTGACATTAGCTAATACATCTTAATCAAATCAATCAAACTGGGCAGAACTGAACAACGGATTTGGTTCTGCTCCTATTTATAAAGGAGAGCATTTATTATGGCTGCTAAGGTTATCAACTTTCATTCCCCCGATGGCAAAAACACTTATGAACTGACTTTTACCCGCGAGAGCGCCGAAGCCACTGAACGCAACGGCTTTCAGATTTACGAGTTCTCTAACGGTATCAACCCTGTCAAAAACACTAAGGCTCTGTTCTACGGCGCATTCATTGCCCGCAACAAGAGCATCAAGCGAAAGCTGGTCGATGATATGCTTGCGAACATCGAGGACAAGGAAGGTCTGATGGCTGCTCTGATGGAGATGTACGCAGATTCCATCAAGGCTCTGGTTGCCACCGATGAAGAGGACAAGACCGCAAAAAACGCAACGTGGGAGATTGTGTAACCTCACAGTCTCAAGAATCGGACAGCCGCGCAGAGCCATTCTCTGTGTCTAAGCTGTTCCACGATGTAGAAGCCTATTACATTTCCATTGGCATGACCTATGACCAGTTCTGGCGTGATGATGTTTGGCTGGCAAAGGTCTACCGGGACGCGGAAGAACTACGTGCCCGCAGAGCCAATGTTGAAGCGTGGAGAAATGGTTTCTACACGGCATCTGCGCTTTCCTCTACGGTTGGCAACATGTTCCGCAAGAAAGGGTCTAGTCCCATCAAGTACATGGATAGACCGATTCCTCTTACCCAGAAAGAGCAGGACGAGTACGAATACCAACGCGCACTGGAAGCGCAAGAACGCATCAAGAGAGCGATGTTCTCTATGATGAATCAGAAGGACGGTGGTAGCAATGGCTGATGTTGATATTACAAGCTTATCCGTAGAAATCTCTGCGGAATCGCAGGGCGCAGAGCTTAACATTGACAAGCTTGCTACCGCCATTTCTAATTTGCGGACAAAGGGCAGTGTTGGTAAGGTCTGTACAAGCCTTGATAAGCTGTCTGGTTCAATTTCTGCACTGAAACAAGCGTCTGCCGGAATTTCCGGTTTGGATAAGGTTACAAACTTCCTGAACGGCATCTCTTCTGTCAAAACAACCGCTGGCGTGAAGAGCGTTAATTCCGTTGTAAATGCCATCAAGAAGATTCCAAACGCGGTATCTGCTCTGAACGGCGTGGACTTCTATTCCATGTCCGGTAGCATCACGCAGTTGATGAATGCTCTTGCGCCCCTGTCCATTTTGGACATTTCTGGCTTGAAATCTCTCGGTAGCGCATTCAAGGCGATTGGTACTGTGCCCGACCTGACCGACAAGCTAAAAGCGGCAGACCTTGATTCTTTCGCGGATTCTTGCCAGAAGATATCCACCGCTCTCACTCCCCTTGCATCTCAGCTTGACAAAGTAGGCAACGCCTTTGCAAAGCTACCTCCGCAGTTGAGCAAGGTGGTTACACAGGCAAATCGTGTGACCGCAGCCAACGAACGGCAGAAGAAAAGCTACATGAGCCTTTCCAATCAGTTGAATGGGTTCATACGTTCTGCGGCAAAGCTGGTCTCGCTGAAAGCCATTGCAACCTATCTTGGCAACGCAGCGGAGAAGTTTAATAGCTACTATGAAGCTGCAAACCTGTTTGGCGTGTCCATGAAGGGACTGACCGGCGAAGCAAGCACGTTCATCAACAAGATGGAGACCCTGCTTGGCATCGACCCCACCGAAGCCATGAATAACATGGCAACAATTCAGAGCTTGACTACTTCGTTTGGCATAGCAAGCGACAAGGCGTATGTGCTGTCGAAAAACTTGACGCAGCTTGGCTACGACCTCGCTTCTTTGAAGAATATCCCTGTTGCAGAATCCTTCACAAAGATTCAGGCAGCTATCTCCGGCGAACTTGAACCGATTCGCCGTCTTGGTGTCGATATTTCTAACGCACGGTTGCAGCAGGAACTTTATGCGCTTGGAATCACAACGAGCATTTCTAAGCTGTCTCAGGCAGATAAGGCTATTCTTCGTTACATTGCTATCATGAAGCAGACCACCGATGCACAGGGTGATTTTGCCCGCACTTTGTCTAGCCCCGCCAATATGATTCGCATTTTGCAGGCACAGCTGAACAGTCTGGCTCGCGCTGTTGGTTCTTTGCTTTATCCCGCCCTGAAATCTATCCTCCCTCCGCTGATCGCAGCCGTTGAGCTAGTCAAAGAGCTTGTGACCGGCATCGCATCGTTAATGGGTGTCAAGGTAGAGTTTCCAGACTTTAGCAGCGCAAGCGATGCTGTTGGTGGCGTCACGGATGCGATGGACAATACCACCAAAGCGACCGGCAAGGCTGCAAAGGCGTTCAAGAATTACATCATGGGCTTTGATGAACTGAACGTCATCCAGAAGGACAATGGCTCTTCCGGTGGTTCCGGCTCTGGCGCTGGCGCTGCGGGCAACATCTTAGGCAATGTAGACTTGTCCGGCTACGATATGTTCAAGAACTACGTTGGTTCTTCCGTTGATGAAATTAAAGAGAAGATTAAAAAACTTCTTCCAATCATCGCTGGTGTATCTGCTGGATTTGCTGCATGGAAAATTGCAGAAGCTCTTTTTAAGCAGTTAAATGATGCTCATGGATTGGCCTATAAGCTGGGACAGCTTGTTGGAGAAATAAGAAAAAAATTGTTGCTTGTCAATCCTGAACTTGTCGTGATTGCTGGAACAGTCGCTTTAATTGCATGGCGCTTTGCAGATTTGTACCAAAACAGCGAAAAGTTCAGAATCGGCTTGCAAAGAATTAAAAGTCTCATCGAGCTTGCGGCGCTCGGCTTTTCTCAGGGGTGGAATATTTCTCTCACCGAAGGAAAACTCGGACAGTCTATCGAGCATCTAAAAGAGTCCATTAAGACACTTGCGCAACAGATTCTTGATCTGTTGCCTGATGAATGGAAAGAAAGCGTTTCTAACGCTTTTGAAACAATTCGACAAGTCGTAAAAAAACTAGACTTAGATTTAGGCGACTTGGCTATGACTTTAGCCGGGATTGGATTGATTATTAGTGGGCATCCAGTTGCCGGTCTGGCTGTTATCGGCTTTGAGGCTGTTTCTGTTGCAATTCGCGGATTGGGAAGTGAAAGCGAGAAAGAGTCTTTTAATTTGAAATCCGATTGGCACAGTTCCTTCCAACAGCTTGGAATTGATGCCGGAAACATGGCTTCCTTCTTTGTTGACGGTTTTGCTCAAATCGTAGACAGTATTTCCGATTTTATTCGTTGGATCAAAGACGGAATTAGCGAATCTGAGCGTTTAGATGTCACCATGAACAAAACGCTGTTTCCGAACGCTCTTCTCGGATTGGCTGACCTTATTTCAGACATTAAAACGTTTGTTCGCTGGGTTGGTGAAGGCCCGACCGAAGCAGAACGCCTTGATGTTTCGATGAATCAAGGCTTTATTGCTAACGCTCTTCTTGGTTTGGCTGATCTGATATTGGATATCGGGAGCGTGATTGATTGGTTTGTTCATTTGGATGACCACATTAAATCGGCTGGTGAATCCTTCACAAAGTTCTTGGATGGAGTAGAAAACTGGGCAGCGGAAGCAGGAAAAGCCGCTGCAAACATGGTAAACGCAGTTGCGGACGCAATTGCTTCTCTGCCATCAAAAATGTATGAAGCTGGGAAAAACGTTTGGCAAGGTCTTGTAAAAGGCATTCAGAGCGGAATCAGAAACGCAACTGGAGCGGCTGCAAATCTTGCCAAAGCCATCATCGACAAGTTCACCACTGAGACGGACATCCACTCCCCTTCCAAAGTCTTTAAGGGCTTTGGCTGGTATATTGTAGAAGGTCTCGCCAACGGCATCTCCGGTGCCAAAGAACTAGCTGAAAATGCGATGCAGAATCTTTCTGATTCTGTGATTGCACTTGGCCAGCAGTTGACGCAAAAAAACTATGGCATGGGTGATGCGAACATTGCCATGACCGCAAATGGTGACGAAACCAGCCTTGAAAAAACCGCCATGAGCCTGCGCAATGTTTTGTCGAACGTTGGCGGCGGTCTGACTGACTGGCTCAAGAAAATCAAGTCTGTGTTCACGGATTTCTCTGACGGCATCAACGCTGTGTCGGATGTCGGCAAGAAGATTTCTCAAGGGTTCACCGATTCTATTAGCGCCTTGTCCAACACCTCGAAATCTATCGTTGAAACTAAAAAGGCCTTTAAGTCCGTTTTCTCTGACATGAAAACGTATGTCAAAAGTAGCATTGCTGAAGTCGAAAACGAATACCATTACAACGGCGCTCTTAGCGCTGCTGGGCTTGCCATTCAAAAGGCATTCGAAGGAGCCTATCTCGCTCTCGACAAAGTATCGACTGCCGTTAAAAGCCTTTCCGGCACTATTGATAGCATCAAAAATGTTATCAAGACATTCAATGACTTGAAAACCAAAGTTGGCGAGATTATCGACCAGGTTCCGGTTCTGAAAGATGCTTACAACGGCTTGAAGACGTTTTTCTCCAATTTGTTTGGCACGGATTCTGGCATTGTGAAAATCGTTTCAGACGGATGGGATTTGATTAAGACCAAAGCCGGTGAAGCCCTTACGTTCATCTCCGGAAAAATTGGAGCGCTTGGCGTCGGAGGTGCTTCCGGTTCTTCCGGTGGACTGGCTAGTACGCTCGGCGCAATCGGAAGCAAAGCTCTTCCGGCTGGTACTGGCGTTCTTGGAATCGGCTCTGCTCTCGGTCTTGGTATTGCTAATAACATTCAGTGGGTAAAGGATTTGAAGGATACCTGGTCTGACTCAAGCAAAGGTATCGGAGAAAAGATTCTTACCACAGCAAAAGATACCATGATAGATATCTTCACCCCACTTGGCGGAGTTATCAAACTTGCCAAAAACAAGTTCGGCTTCGCTGACGGAGGTTTCCCTGACGATGGGCAGCTGTTTTTGGCCAGAGAGTCCGGCCCGGAATTTGTTGGTAGCATGGGTGGCCACACCGCAGTTGCCAACAACGATCAGATTGTTGAAGGTATTCGTGAAGGCGTTGAGTCGGCTATGGCCAAACAGAATGAGCTTCTTCGTCAGCAGAACGAGCTGTTGAAAGCTCTGCTTGAAAAGGAATCTACTTCCGAAATTTCCGTTTCCAGCATATCTCAGGCAATCAGCCGGGTAAACCAGAGAAACGGCAAAACAATTATTCCCATTGGCACTTAAAGGAGGGGCATTTATGGACTACGACCAGTACAATCCGATTCGGAGCGTGGATGGGCAGTATCTTAAATGCCCCTCTTCTTATCAGTGGAAGTTGCAGGATATTTCCGCATCTGATGCTGGCCGAACGGAAGCGAACATCATGGATAAGAAACGACTTGGCCAGTGTGTCAAGCTGGAACTGGAATGGAAGTATACCACCATTCAAGAAGCCGCTGTTATCCTGAAAGCGTTCAATCCGGAGTATATCAATGTTACCTACCTTGACGCAATGGCTGGCGAGTGGAAAACCAGCGAGTTTTACGTTGGCGACCGCTCCGTGCCGATGTACAATTCGCGGATGCGCCGTTGGGAAGGGATATCCTTTAATATCATCGAAAGGGCTGCACACTGATGGTAAACGTATCGCAAGACGTTATAAATTACTTTAACGAGGGAAACCGTCAGACCGTAGCCATCGAATTTTCCAATGGAAAGGAATCTTTTACCATCACCGAAGCGGACATTGTCCAGGGCGGATTAAAGATTGACCGATACAGCGTGACCAACAGCAAAATTGAGGTCGGATCTGCGGTAGCATCTGAGTTATCCTTGAAGTTACGGAACTACGACGGAAAGTTTGACAACGTTTCGTTTGAAGGAGCCGTGCTCTATGTAAAGGTCGGCGTTTGGAGCGATGACCCGACAGCACTTGGCCATTTTGTTCTTGGGCAGTCCGTTCTTGGCGCTCTCAATGGCATTGGCAATTTTATTCTTGGAAAGAATTTAATTGGTGATGCAGGAACAAAGGCACAGGTCGTTTGGATTCCATGCGGTCGATTCATTATCGACACGTCTCCTCGAAAGCTGCAAATCATTACGGTTTCTGCCCTTGATTACATGGTCAAGTTCGACAAGGCCGTTGATTATTCGAAAATGTCGTTTCCAATTCATGTCGATGCGCTAATTCAGAAAATCTGTGAATTGTGCAGCGTGTCTCTTTTGACCGATGTGACAGCTCTTCCGAACCATCAATATAGTATTGGCGGGTTTCCATCTTCCTCACAGCAGTTGACTTATCGCCAATGCTTACAATGGTGTGCGCAGTTGACAGGCACTTGTGCTTTCATGAACGAGGACGGTCAGCTTGTTCTTAAATGGTATGAACAAACAGCCGTCACCGTTACGATGAACGAACGGTACACCAGCGATTTGTTGGAGAATGACATTACAATCACCGGCTTTACCTGTGACGTGAGTGACGAAGCTACCTATCTTGCTGGAACGAACGAGTACGCGCTTGATTTGAGTGACTGCGGGTTCCTAACCAATTCGTATGATGGCGTGTTGAAGGAACTTCTTGCCGCACGAGGCGGCTTCTCTTACCGCCCATACAGCGCCACCATCAAGTCTGCTCCGTATTTGTTCCCGATGGATATGATTCGCTACAAGGACAAAAACGGTGCATTCCATAACACGATTGTAACTAACGTTACATTTTCGCTGAACTGCAATACATCTATTTCCGGTGCTGGCGAAACCGTCACAAGCTCTTCTTACACGCAGTCTAATAGCGGCGTTACCAACCAGCAGGCGAGCACCAATCGTCAGACGAACGAGAGTCTTGAGACAAAGGCGACAAAGAAAGAACTTCATAGCATGATGACCTTTACCGAAAGTGAAGGGTTGGTTATCACGCATGAAGGATGGGATGGCAAGGTTCAAATCACCGGCGAAGACATCCGTGTTGTTCGTGGCAATAACAAAGTTGTTGTTACAGACAGTGGCATTTCCATTACAGACGGAAGCGGAAGCTGCACCATTGACTCCGGAAAGATTACTTTCTCCGGCATTCGACAGGACAAAATTTGGGAGAACGGCGACCCCGGCAGCGGTATTGGAGATGGTGCTGTGATCTGCAACGATGGCCGATTGCGCCTATATTCCGCCATTGTGATTGGGTTCGGTGAATACTACACCGGTTTGGACGGCAGCGGAGTGAACGGAAGCGACTTGCAGTATACCGTTTTTCCCATCAATGGAATTTGGTCAATTGCAAGCCGTGTGTGGGACTATCCAAGAGTCCGAAGAGTCCACGTTTCATACAGCGGGATAACATTTGGGCAAGGCGGATACTATACCCAAAAGGCTTCCGGCGTTGGTGTGAAATTCAATAAGCACGATACCTGCTGCGTTCCATGTGCTGTTTACGGATTGATGTAAGGAGCCGCTAAATGTACATGATTACATATCAAAAGGATGGAACCATCATGAGCGTTGGAAGCGTTGATCCGGCATACAACGCAACGCCAGCCCCGCCCGGTGTTTTGTATATGGAGAGCATTCCGGATGGACGTCCTTTCCTACGAACCTATAAAGTCCAAAACGGACAGCTGGTTTATTCACCTACTACTGAAGAACAGGAGGAATCTTGACTATGGGTTATCAGAAGCAGAACTTTGCAAATGGCAATGTTTTGATCGCCGAAAATCTGAATCACATGGAAAACGGAATTGTTGACGTTGAATCCATTGCCAACGAAACGAAAACCGTTGTCAATAAAATCATCGACCCCACCCTCTCCATCTCCGGCAAGGCGGCGGATGCAAAAGCGACCGGAGATGTGGTTGGTCAGCTAAAGGAAGATATAGTTAGCAATGCAAAAAGGAATCGGGTTAATTTGGGTGCACAAAAAGTTGTACGAGGCAGTTATTATTTGGACAGAGGCTTTTCTCAAACGGACTATTATACATGGTATTTCGATTTGTCTCCATATAATACGGGTAGGTATATTGTAACAGCGCATTCTCCTGCATATACGAATTTTGTGACGTTCCTTGATGAAAGCATGAATACTGTTGGATATGTGAAAAACAGTTCCTCAGACGGAGTTGTCAAATCTGAAATGTATGTCACCAAGCCAGAAAATGCAAAATACATCGCAATCACAACGGGTGTTCCAACTCTAGACCAGAGAGCACTGTTGGTTAGTGCGTGTATATCAATTGATGAAATTCAAGGAGTCCCATTTTATACCAATGATAACGGAGAGGATGCTGATGTATATCCAATAATTATCCTAAAAGGTACAGTCAATAATGGAAAATTGGATTCATCTTTCGTCCCAAATACCACAAAAAGAGCGGCACTATACTGCCCAAAATCAAATTGTGACATCAAAATCAAATGCGTAGGAAAATTTAATATTTCATACAAAAACGTATGGACTAAAGAAGCAATGATCCGTAAGGAAGATACTGGGTTTTGGCTATCCATACAAAATGATAAAAATACCGATTTTGAAGATGTTCCAACTGGCGAAGATATTATGATGGTTGCATTGAGCAAAAAATCGCATGATGTTGTTGCTAAACCATATTGTGTTGATATAACAAATACGTTTACCTACAATCAAGCGTCAAATTCTACTATTCCTTTTAAGCCGTCGGATATTCGAGTTGTTACAAGTTTATTTAACCCTCCGCAAAAAGAAACTATTATGATTTCCGTTCCAGACACAATTGACGTAATAGTCGAAGAATTTATATTAAAAGATGGCGTTTACTCTAAGAAATATATGTATAAAGACTTCGCAGCAAACATTAACGTATGGCTTAATGGAACATTTTATTGCAATGTGTATCCAGAGAGATATTATACGATTTCAATTCGGAATAAAGATAATTCCCCTATATCTGCTGGCCAAGTGTATAAATATCTCCATGTTTATGTGGTTGATAATCGGTTTCATATACCCGAATATTATAGAGATTATATGTCTCAGAAAGAAAAAGAAATTCTTGAAAATATTGATAGCTTTAACAGCTTTGCATTTGCATTTATAACAGACATTCATATCCAGCGGAATACAAAACATTCACCTGCTCTTATGAGACGAATCAAAACATCGTGTGCGATAAAAACCATTCTCGGAGGAGGCGATTGGCAGACTGCATGGAACTCAGACGAGCAAGGTAAAAACGCTATTGTCGATGACATGATAGAGATTCGCAAGTTGTTCTTTGACTTGCCAATGATAAAAACTATAGGAAATCATGAATGGGCATACGGTGGAAACAATCAATACAATATTTCCACCGATGAAGCGTATAATATTTATTATCGCTCTGATGAAGAAAAGGCAAAATCTGAAATTGTGTATCCTGAAAACGGAAATGGGACGTATTTTTATTCCGATGATAAAACCAATAAAATCCGTTATATTTCCGTGAACTGTATGGATTATGCTGACGACTTGGATATATCCAAATATAACAAAGAGTGGTATTTTTCCATAAGCGAAGAACAAATTGCATGGCTCAAAAGCTCCTTAAATCTGCCCTCCAATGATTGGTTATGTGTTGTTTTCTCTCATGTGCCACTGTGGACATCATCAGAACGGCCTTTTGGGACGAGTACACTAGTTGTAAATGCTGAAAAAATTGGGAAAGTCATAAGCGGATACACGTCAAAAACGGAAGAATTCTCTGCACACAAAGGCACACTTGTGTGTTGGCTTGCTGGACATACGCACAGAGATGCACTTATTGAGTGGCATGGCACACACATGGTTGTGACTAACGGAGACTGCTTCATCCGAGAAGAAGGCGCGCAGACGAGAACGCTTGGGACTACAAGCGAACAGTGCTTTGACATTTTTTGCATCAATAAAAAAGAAAGAAATGTAAAAATTGTACGCATTGGAGCAGGAGAAAATAGAGAATTCGCCTATTAACTAAAGAGGGCTTTAGCCCACTAACAGAAAGGACGTGACATGATGGCAAAAACTATTTTGGACGTATCCCGCTGGCAGGGTAACATCGACTGGGACAAGGTCAAGGCCAGCGGCCTTGTCTCCGGTGTAATGCTGCGGGCGCTGGGCAACAGCGCGAAAGACGCACCCAGCAAGCCGTACGTCGACCCCTATTTCGCCCGCAACTACGCCGAGTGCCAGCGGCTGGGCATCCCCTGCGGCGTGTACTACTACTGCAAGGCAGTCAACACGGCAGAGGCTGACGCAGAGCTTGCCCTGCTGCGCAAGGTGCTGACCGGCAAAAAAGTGCAGCTGCCCGTTGCGGTGGACATTGAGGACAACTATGTGCAAGCACCGCTCGACAAGCAGATCCTGACGGACATTGCAGCCCATGCGCTTGGCACTGTGGAGCGCTGGGGCTTCTACGCCATGCTGTACACTGGGCTGTACTTTGGCCGCGATAACCTGTACATGACCGGCGCTGCGCTCAAGCCTTATGACGTGTGGCTTGCCGCCTACCGCAGCAAAAAGCCTGAACCGGGCTGGCCGTTCGGCTTGTGGCAGTACACCAGCAAGGGCAAGATTCCCGGTGTGAGCAAGGGCGTTGACCTGAGCCACGCTTACAAGGACTACGCCGCCATTATCGCGAAAAAGGGGCTGGACCGGCTCCGGGAGGGCGCATGAGCGAAGCAATCATCGTGGCAATCATCACCGGCGGTCTGAGCCTGATCGGCGCGATCGTCTCCAACAACCGCACCGCCCAGAGTATGGACGCTAAGTTGGACAAGCAGCAGGCCGTCACCGAAACCAAGCTGGAAGAGCTGACCCGCGAAGTGCGGGCGCATAACAACTTCGCCCAGCGCATCCCGGTGCTGGAAGAGCAGATCAAGGTGGCAAACCACCGAATCGAAGACCTCGAAAAAGAGATAGGAGAGTAACACATGGAAACCATCCTTAACACCATTCTCACCCCGCTGCCCTCGTGGCTGGCGCTGGTGCTCATCGTTGTGGGCGCTGTGTCGCTTGCGCTGGGGCTTATCCGCCTGGGCTACGGTGCAGCGGTCAAGGGCACTGTACTCGACCTCATTGCAAGGGCGGAACACGAGATTCAGGGCACCAAGCGCGGCGCAGAACGCAAGGCATGGTGTGTCAAGATGCTGCGCACCTATCTGGACAACAGCCGGTGGGGCAAGCTGGTCTCGTGGGCAATCACCGAAGAGACTATGAGCAAGGTGATTCAGTTTTTCTTTGACCGGGCAAGAGCAGCCCTGCAAAAGCAGTAAGGAGGATATCATGGCAAGCGCTACATACGAACCGCTTAACCCGTGGAGATGCTCAAAAATTATTATCCAGACAGATTCTGACCGCGCTGGAACAGACGTTTGTACAGGTTACCATATTTCTGTGCTTGGCAATATGGTGCGCAACGCCGGACAGCTGCCGCAGCCTTTCTGGCTCGGTGCTCATGGCGGCGGCTCGTGTAGTGCTGCCACTGTGCCTGCAAGGACTTGACCGACAGCAGATGACCGCCGCCATCAAAAGCGCACCGCTTGGGAGGGTAGACCGTAAGATAGCCTTACTTCGGTACGTTGAGCGGCTCCCGCTGCCGGATATTGCAGCACAGACGCATTATAGCCGGACGGCGATAGGCTACCGGCTAAAAGACATTGAAAAAATGCTGGATATGTGATATAATATTTATACCGTCCGAAGTAGAGTACACACACTTCGGAGAAATGTGTACAGAGAGCCAGCGGAAGAACGTTTACCCGCTGGCTTTTCTTTTTGCACGATTTGTGGTATAATTATCTCAACAAATCCACCCGGCCTCTCGAAGAAGCACAAGAGGGTGGATATTTGAAAACCCCCGGTGTCCACTGTGGACACCGGGGGTTTTGTCGTTTCGGTCACATATCTTCGACGGTGTAAGACACGCTGCAGCCGTCCAGCAGGTTGCCGTCCTCGTCGTACTGGTACTCAAAATCGGTATTGGTGCCGTTTGCGTAAGTCACGGCGTAGTCGATCAGATAATCGACATCATCCACCTTGAACGCATCTAGCTCCATGTTGTAATGGAGCTGACCAACCTCAAAGAACTCGTGCTCAAAGGTAGTTCCAGTCCGGTCGTCCAGCATGGTGATGCTCAGGATCTTCTTGCCGTCATAAAACTTCGTCATTGTTTGTTCCTCCTCTTATTTTGCGTTCCTTACCGTGATTTAATTATAGCACAAAAGAATCATTTTTGCAATAGTAAAACGCAAAAAAGATTCAGATTTGCAAAAATATTTTTGAAGAAAGCCCCCGGCACTGATGTCGTGCCAGGGGCCTGTCTTATTTCAGATATTCCCGGATCGCGGCAAGGATCAGGTCGTTTCTGTTGCACTTTTCTTTTTCCATCCGCTCCGTGAGCTTTTGCGCAACTGCGGCAGGGATGCGGACCGTTGCCTGGACGTCTTCGGCTGCACCCGGCTCTCCGAAGATCATCTCATATTCGGTCCCGTCCAGATGCGCTTCTGCCCACCTGCGGGCGTCTTCTTCCTCCAGCGGAAGAATTGATTCTCCGCTGGCCCACTCGTTGACACCTATTTGTTTGCTGTACTTGCTCCCGGCTCCGCCGTAGCCGTACAAAAAATAGTTTCCGGCCTTGTTCCGGTAGAGGATCTCCTCCTCGTGGTAGAGACCGCGGTAGTCCTGATCGGACTCCCAATATCCCAATTTCTTCGCGGTCTCCGTGTTGTAGCGGCGGTTATTGATTACTTTGTACATTGTCATCCTCCTGCTTTTGCTTCAAAATTTCTTCTCGTGCGGCCGAGGCCTCGGCTACTGTATCATACAATCCACAATACTTTCCGTCCAAAACGAGCTCCCATTTTCCGGTCTTTGGATGTAAATGGATACCGGGGATACCAGATTGCGGGTTGACAGGCCCTCGCGGTCCCAGCAGTCGAATGGATTTTGCTCGCCCGGCGTTGACCTGCCCTCTGACGTTGTTACGCCGTAATTGCTCAGCGGCACAATCGGCTGAGCACACAGATGTGCATGTAGGGCTGTCAAACGTCTTGCCGCAAATTACGCAAACACGTCTTTCTTTTCGCATTTCGCGGTGATGCTCGTTAAACCGTTCTCTGTTTTGATCCATGTACTCCCGCTTGTGCTCCCGAATGTTATCTGCAACAACATATTTGGAGCAGTCGGGGCAATAACGCTGTAAACCAGAGGTCACGATATACGGTTTCCCGCAGTGCTGGCAAATGTCAGTACTGCCGATCTCGCGGACTTTTCCGGCTTTTTTCCGCTCTTTGCATCGCTTCGCCGCTTCTACCTTTGCGGCTTTTTGACATTCGGGGCAGTATTTTGACCGAGGATACCCCAAAAAAGTGACTCCACATGTTGCACAGATGCGGTTCTGATACACACCGGTTTTGCGGTTTTCCTCCGCACATTTTGGGCAAAGGTAGCTATCGTTTGATTTGGTCCAGTAGACTTCGCCGCATTTTTTGCACTTGCGGGGGACAAGGCCCTTATGCGCCTCTCTTTCGCTCTCCATTTTGGCAATTGCAGAGGCATTTTTTAGAGCATTTACAACATCATTGTTTTTTGCATCTTTTCCGCAGCCCTTGTATTCGTTAGAGTTTTTCTCTTTTTTCGTCTGTGCGTCTTTTTTCTTTTGTTTGCATGTCGGACAATATTGACTGTTTGGGGCACCATCAAATTTGATTCCACAAATTTTACAGGTTCGAAGCGTTTTTGTGGACCTCTGACATGTGCATTTGACATTTCCTCTCAGAATGTAGCTTCCCGTCATTATTTTTTCTTTTCCACACAAGTTACACCGCGTAGTCCACAAATAGTGTTTATGACCGGATTTTGTGACTCTGAATCCGGCTGGGCCAATTACTGTAATTTGACCAAAAACCTTCCCTGTAATGTCTCCCGGTTCATTCAATCGTTCGTGATAAAGATGAGCTCGCCCAATTTTCGACTTACAACCACAGCTTGTTACATTCCCACCTGTAAGCTGTGATGTTCGCACCGTAATTTCGTTTCCGCAATCGCATTTGCAGACCCAGGCTCTCTCGGAAGTTCCACGCGGAAAAATATGTGGTTGTCCTTCGCATAAAACTGTTAGAGCCCCAAAACGCTGACCTGTAAGGTCCTTTCGAGCTCGGCTCATTACTTGTTCTCCTTTCTCATGGCATTTATGCCATGCAATCGCCATAGCAATAAGTGTGGCAGCGGGGGCACAGGCCGCGGATCGCGGTCACGCTGGGCCGGCGCTCAAAGACGCGGGCAACCTTGGTCATGACCTCGATGGTTTTGGTCTTCTTGTCGTAGCTGCCCTCAACGGTCTGGCAGTTGCTGTACTCGTTTTTGTACTGGCTATAGTGCATACGGACGATACCAGCAGCGGCAATCTTTGCGGCCTTTTCGGCTGCGGCCTTTGCAGATGCCCAAGCCTTTTTCAGAGCATCGGCAAAAGTGAGCAGCCACATTGCATCGTGACGAGCTTCGTACATATGGCGATAGGTGCGGAACATCCTCCAAGCGTTGCTCATAATCTCGTGCAGGTTGTAATTCTTCATCTTTCGTTCCTCCGTTTATTTTGTGTTCCTTACCGTGATTTAATTATAGCACAAAAGAATCATTTTTGCAATAGTAAAACGCAAAAAAGATTCAGATTTGCAAAAATATTTTTGAAGATCAATCCCGGAGCGGAACAAAACGATAAACTTTTTGTGCTATTTGCACTGGTTTTGTCGAAACTCTTGTCTTGCAAGTCAAAACGTGATATTTTATTCTTGCTTCCTAAGTTAAGCCCTTATCAGTTAAGCGCTCATGCGGATTTTTCCGTGTGGGCGCTTTTCTTTTTGTCCTTCGTTTGACGTTCGTTGTCCTTCGTTTTTTGCTGATGCGGTACACTAAATGCACAAGTAGGGATGTATTATGAGCTATTATCCGGCACCCGGAGCGCCCTACGTTCCGCAGCAGCCTGTCAATCCTTACGGCGGCATGGGCACAGTTGGGCTTGCCACTCCCCTGCCCAACACGCAGATGCAACAGGCACAACCGCAGCGTCCGCAGCCGATGAATGGGCAACAGCCTGTTCAGCAGTCGGCACAAGATGGCGGCTGGCTGCTTGGCAGACCCGTTTCCAGCAGGGAAGAATTTCTGGCGATACCGTCTGACCTGTACGGCAGACCGACCTACTGCCCAGACTTACGCAGCGGCGTGATCTACTGCAAGCGGCTCAACCCGGACACCTGCGAATCCTATGTGCAGGAGTTTTACAGCCCGGAAGCGTGGAGGCAGATGCAGGCGCAACAGGCACAGCAGACCGCTGCACCGAAGCAGCAGTATGTGCCTATTGAGCAGTACAACGCCCTTGTGCATCGGCTGGATGAACTGGAAAAATGGCAGAAGAGCTTTTCCAAGCCCTCTGCCACCGCAAAGAAAGGAGAATAAGCGATGTCCTCTCCGTTTGATGTGATTACGCACAGCCCTATCATGCAGCTTGCAAATCTGGCTCGCGCCGGACAAAACCCGATGGGGCTTATCCAGCAGTTAAGCGGGCAGAATGCTCCTATCATGCAGGGCTTGAACCTGATTCAGGGCAAGAACGAAGCACAGCTCCGAACGATGGCGCAGAACCTCGCCAAAGAGCGCGGCATCGACCTGAACCAGCTGGCAAGCGTCCTGAACCTGACGCTGCCCCGATAACGCATCCCTCTAAGCGAAACGCTTCTCAGTTTTGCGGACTTGACAAAAACCGCTTTTGTTTGGCTTCGCCCATCGCATACGGCGGTGGGATAGCATAACGCAAAACCGAAAGGAGTTTTGTTATGGACGATTTTGCAACTGGCTATCTGGCTGGGCAGGACGGCGGCAATAACAACGGCGGATTCTTCGGCAACGAGGGTCTGTGGGCGGTTATCATCCTCGCCATCATCTTCGGCTGGGGCAACTACGGCAACGGGCGAAACGGTGGTGACAACGGCATGAACAGCTACATCCCCTATCTGGTCGGCACTGGCGCAACCGGGCAGGGCGGCGCAGACACCCGCGCGGCTCTGTCTGAGGGCTTCTATCAGCAGGATACCTCCCGCTCTCTGGCGGGCATCCAGAGCGGTATCTGCTCTCTGGGCTATGACCAGCTGGCGCAGCTCAACGGCATCAACGCCGCTATTGCTGGCGGCTTTGCTGGCACCAATCAGGCGATCTGTCAGCTTGGCTACCAGAACGCGCAGCTGGTGAACGGTCTGGAACGCAGCGTGTCCAACGGCGACAACGCCATCAACCTTGCTATCATGCAGGAGGGCAATGCACGGCAGGCCGGTCAGACCGCACTTGCTACGCAGCTTGCATCTTGCTGCTGCGAGAACAAGCAGCTGATCGGCGACCTGAAGTACACCATCGCAACGGAAGACTGTGCCACCCGGCAGGCTATCGCAGACAACGCCCGCGCCATCGTGGACAACTGTAACGCCAACTTCCGCAGCATGATGGACTACTTCACGCAGGACAAGATCGCCACTCTGACCGCTGAGAACCAAAGCCTGAAGTTCGCCGCTTCTCAGGATCGTCAGAATGCGCTTCTGACCACTGTGATGTCCCAGCAGACTGATACCATCCTGAACCGGGTCAATCCTCGTCCGATTCCCGCTTATCAGGTGGCGAACCCCAACGTCGGCGTGAACTGCTGTGGCTGCTGCTAACCAACACACTCCCCGATAACACCGGGTGAACCATCGGGGCAGGGGTAAGACACCTCTGCCCCTGATTTTTATAGGAGGAAAACATTATGGCTTGCAAAACAAGCTGCCGTCTGTGCCCGCACCTCGTCATCTCGGATGCGGTGACGTTCGCCAATGACACGCTGACCATCAACATCCCTGCTGGCTCTTACGCAGCGGGAGAAAAATATTGTCTGGTCATTGCTCAGGCTTTGCCGGACACGACCACCATCAACGCCCCTGTGGTCATTACCATCGGCGCAGGTACGACCGCATACCCTCTGACCGACTGCAACTGCGCTCAGGCAACCGCTGAGAGCATCCACACTCGCACCCGCTATGCTACCCGCGTTACAACGTCTGCGACCGGCACAGGAACGTTCAAGTATCTTGGCTGCTTCTGCCGCTCCCACGCTGGCGCGCCCGCGTCTATTTCTTGAGGAGGTGTAGATTATGGGCAAGACTAATTTTCGCCGCATGATGATGCTCCGTGACCACGACAAAGACCGTGAGCCGGAACGTGACCGCCTCGAAGAAGAGCGTGACCGCAGGGAGCGTGAGATGGAACGCCGTCTGCGTAAGCTGGAACGCGGCAATGACCGCTATCCCTATTATCCGCAGGAGGAGAATCGCTACATCGACCCCTACCCCATCCCCCGCTACCCTGACGTGGAGAATGGACGCAGAATGCCGCAAATCGGCTTCTCGCAGAACGGAGACTGGGACAAGCGGTCTGGACAGTACGAACGTGGCGGTGCGGACAGCCGCTCGATCAAGATGCCGCGCCAGCACCTCACCCACGACGAAGCAGAGGAATGGTGCGACAGCATGGTGAACGCTGACGGAACAAAGGGCTGTCACTGGACGCTGGAACAGACACAGGACGTTGCCAAACAGCGCAATATCACCTGTGACCCAAACGATTTCTGGTCGGTCATGAACATGATGTACTCGGATTATTGTCAGGTCGCAAAGCGTCAGTCTGTTGACACTCCGGGCTTCTACGCTGACATGGCAAAGGCGTTCCTTGATGACGCAGATTCCGCAGATGGCAAGGCTTATCTCTACTGGGATTGCATTGCTGATAAGTAAAACAGAACCCCTGTGTGGTTTTTAACGGCTACACAGGGGATTTTTCTATACGTTATAACCAAACGCTTTCATTATTTTTTCTTGCAGTTGCTTTGCTTTTTCTTTTGCTTCAGCTTCTTTTTCTTCTGGCGTTTGAATGTCCAATGGGAATCTCGGCTTTTGTGGAAGTTGCGCCGGTTTTGGCAAATTCGCCCAGTGTGTTACAATATCACATTCTGGTATTATTTCCCCTTCTTCCGTATACACGCTGTCGAACCACCCCTTCCTAATAAAATATGCTGCATTTACGTAACTTTTCCCTGTATGCCCATCCTCAACGGAAATAAGATATTTTTCGCAAGTTTGTTCTGGCGGGAGTCCTTCTTTTTCGATAGAATGCCAAATTATACATCCAGTTTCAACATAATTGACATTTGTAGAATCCCGCCGTTCTTTAGCCCATTCTTCATACGCCAATGAATCTGTTTCGCTAGAGTGTTCTACTTCCATCATATTCTTCCTTTCTCCCCTGTGCGGCCGTTGCGACTGTACAGGGGTTCTTCTATTTTAACTTTAGAACTTAGTTTTTATCGTTGTTCTGCATAACTACAAAAATCCTCTGGCTTGGTATATACAGCATTAGAATTATCAAGAGTAAAATGAGCGCAGCTGCACAATTCTCCTTGCTTGTCCCATGTATTCCAAAGTTCACAGTCCTTGCAATAGATTATTTTCATAGAATTAGAATCACGGCTATCTTTTTCTGAAGAATCTGCCAATTCAATATCTTCTGGAAATCGCCATTCGCTTTCCTCGGAACAGTCAACTTTTACACAGAACATTCCAACAAAATCTTTGCCAACAAATTTTTCCACGATACCGTATCGTTGAGATACTTTATCGTAAACTCTATCTCCAACTTTTATTCTCATAGGCATTCCCCTTAAATCTTAGCTTTTATCAGATGACGCGACGTTTTTCCGCATTGAATTCAAGCACCATCTTCTTGTACTCTGCATAGCACTCCGGACAAAGGTCGCCTGTATCTTTCCTCCAGCCCCATCCATGAAGCAGAGCTCTATTTGTGTCGTCTATATGAACAGTGAACCCACAACGGTCACATTCTGTTTGCATATATCTACCATTCGCTTTTTTCACTACGAACCCTCCTAAATCTCAGCTTTTATTGTTATTTCGAATAATGCGATGGAGCATCTCAGGTATAGTACAATTCCATATCTGCTTTGTAGATATCAAGCTATCTTTTGCTATCCACAAGCGTGTTAAAACTAATTTCCGCCGTAAAAGATACGGCGATGGACAAAATCAAGTGCGCTGCAACCCATTTACCAGCAAAGATAAACGGAATCTGAACTGCTACGGCAAAAGCATCGAACAAAAGAACGCAAACTCCATGTTTGACCATTTTCTGTAAACGGCTAATGCTTCCTTCGTAAAATTCTTTCGACATCTTCATGCGTCAATCCTCCAAGAAATCGTCTTGATTCAGAACTTGATTTACAATTCGTTCTGTACATTCTTTGATAACCGTAGATGCAGGGACGTGTTCTTCATAAGCTATGTTTTCATATTGTGCTCCTGCATATTCAAAAAATCTTTTAGAAAGTATTTCTGCATCCGCACGGCACAACGGTTTTAATTCGTATTGCAACGGAAATCTTCTTATAAGTGCAGGGTCAAGCCTATCAAATCGGTTTGTCGTTCCAATGATAATGACATCGTTCGGCAATCTATCCATTTCCTGCATAATCGCAATAACCACACGGTTCATTTCCCCAACGTCATCTTTTTGCCCACGAGCCATTCCAACTGCATCTATTTCATCAAAACAAAGAACGCAAGGAGCAGTTCTCACATAATCAAAAATTCTTGCAAGGTTAGATTGTGTTTGCCCCAAGTGCGAATCAACTAGACTTGAAAATTGAATCCTCAAAAAAGGAAGTTTTGCTTTATGCGCGATATACCTAGCCAGCATGGTTTTCCCGCATCCACTTTGCCCATAAAGCATCAATGCTGGCAAATAAGGAATGCCCATTTCGTTCAATTTTTCAGATGCTCGATAAATAGCAACGATTTTCTGCGTTATACTTTTTTCTTCGTTCCTAAGAAGGAATCTTGCTTCTGGAAATTCTTCTGTATCCTCTGCGATCAAAAGATGCTGTAAGTTATATGGCAATTCAATAAAATCTCTTTTGCTTTCCAACTTGCGAAACATATTTTCCTTGAACTGCTCATCTTTTTTGGATGATATAGAATTCAAAATGATTTTAACGGCTTTTTGCGCGTTTCGAATATCGCCATCGCAAACAAATCGAATAAGGCGTCGCTCACTATCATTCATCTAAGAAATCCTCCAACTCAATCTTTCCTTCTGCCGCCGCAACTGCCAGAGCGTACACGAACTGCCCAATCGTCATACCGTGCCGTCTGGCTTCACGATTGATGTACTTACGCTCTTCCTCGCTCATAAGGATGGTAATGCGCTTTGAACGCTTACCATCGCCGCTTGCAACGCCCTGATGCGATTCCGGCATCGGGATTTTTTTCTTTGTCAAGCCAGCTTCTACTAGTGCGCCGGAAACATCGCCCTGTTCGATAAGACGTTGAACTTCTTTCGCCTGTTTCAGCTTCTTCGGCTTACTTTCGCTGACTATGGCGTTGTTCGGCTGTGTTTTGCTGTCTTTGGCTTGCTTCGGCTTAATGCTTCTTAACTGTGCTTCATTGGGCTGTGTATGGCTGTCTGTGGCTTCACTGGGCTTAATCGGTGCTTGTTCGGCTTCGTTCGGCTTTGCTTGGCTTACTTCTTCTTCCTTTGGCTCACTTCGGCTTAATGTCTGTTCCGAAAAAATAGGCTGGAAATCAAACCCGCCAAGCAAGCCGGATGATTTTTTGCTGGTTGATTTCATTCTGCTTCCTCCATCCGTGCGCCACAGTTCGGACAAAATTTGAATGGGACTTCTTCTAAATCTTTAATTTTGGCGAGTTTCGTTTTATGGGGATAAAACCATTCCTCGTCATAGCAAGCCTGGCAATTTGAGCAAAAGTACGAGCTTCCCAAATCATCGTCGTTTCCTAAAAGTTCCCAATGCCCAACTGCTCTTTTGACAACTTCTGTATTAGCCATTGTTATCCCCCTCTACAATTTTCTTCGCCAGCTCCTTGAAATCCTCTGCGCCAGTGCATTTTGCCGTATTTCCAATAAACAGACCATGACGCTCTGATTGCGCCTTTCTAATCCCCATTGACATTCGGATTTTTGTGTCAAGCACTTTGGTTCCCATAAGGTTTGCGGCTTCTGGTAGTGCTTCTATTGCTTCTTTTGAAAGGATTTCCCGACCCCCAAACTTATTCAGCAGCAACCCTTCGATTTTCAGATTTTGATTAAAGTATCTTCGAACATCATTGATTGTCTGCGAAAGCTGGCTCAAACCAGCCACAGCGTAGCGGTCAGGGGTCATTGGAACAATGACGCTATTCGATGCGATCAGCGCATTTACAAGCATCAAACCCAACTGCGGGGGAGTGTCCAGCACAATATAATCATACTGCCCAGACACGCTTTCAAGGGCTTCTCGCAGCCGGAAGTTCTTGCCCATGTCCCGGACAAGCTGTTCATCAATGTCCTTCAATGCGTTGTCGGACGGCAGAATGTCACCGGCTTCACAGTGCTGGATTCCTTCTTCGACCGTGCCTTGCCGTGTCATCACATCAAACAGGGTGCATACGTCCTCTGTCTGTGCACCGTAGGTGTCCGTTGCGTTGCACTGGGCATCGCAGTCCACCAGCAGGACTTTCTTGCCAAGCAACTGCAATGCACCAGCCAGACAGGTGCTTGTGGTGGTCTTTCCTGTGCCGCCCTTCTGGTTGGCGACAGCTATGATTTTTGCCATTTTATCACTCTTTCTTTATTCTTTCGGTTCGTCAGGAAGCGGCATCCAATGGGTTACATCTCTTAAAACTTCGTTGTCCTTCCATACATCAATGGAATTCCTTTCCCACCACAAAGAATCATATCTTCCTCTTGCCAAATGCCCAACGTCAATATGCTTTTCCGTGAAAACAATTACATTCTCCCTGTAATTTGGCAGCTTATCTTTCACACTAATCCATCCCATTCTTTCTCCTTTCTGCATCATCTGCTCAATGTGCTACATCTGACTACTTTTGCAACGCTTCAATGGAATAGAACGCTGGCATATACCTGTCTACGATACCTGCCTTGTCCACGCTTCTAATCAGATAGCCAACAGGCCTGTCAGGGAACGGAGACCTGCCCAAAGACAAAATATCCTTATACGCAGCCTTTACCGTGTCGTAAACCGCTTCTCTGCGTTTTGGCAGCTTGATTTCAGGATGTTCTTTCTTCATCCACTTCTCAACTACCTTCGCCACGTCAATGCAATCCTGCTTTTCCAGTTCGTCGCACACAGACCAGTCGAAATCCTCGTATCCGCTTCTGCGGGTCTTTCTGACGGCTTTTTTAGGTTCTGTCAACACTTCGCTTGCCTGTGCTTCAATCAACGTCTCAGACGCTTTAATTTTGGGCTTAAACTTGACTGCCACAGCCTTTCGTGCCACAAGGACTGGCTCGTAGGTCACAACAATGTCAGACACGGCATTGATTTCATCCACCGCAACGTCAAGCACTCGCTTGCGAAGGTTCTTGTAAACATCGTAGCTGGCTTCCATCGCTCCGAGCTGCTCCCTCAACTTCTTCAGACTGATTTCATGCGGTTTGTTGTCCATATTCAACCAGTCCCGAAGAATCGAGTAAAGCAAGATACTGTACTGTGACTTCATTCGTGACGTGTAACGTAGCCGATACCGAACATATCCGCTTTCAGCAATGTCGAAAAAGATGGAGCGAAGGTCTGGGTTGCAGGTAATTGCCACGACGTAAGACCTTGTTTCTGGTACATAGTCCAGCTTTGCCCTCGTGAATAAGACAAAACTTTCAAACGTTCCTTTCTCCTTGTCAATAGGAATCGAAACCGTATTGCCTAAAAAGTGCTTAATCTGCGGCTCAATCCTTCTTGCATCAAGGCTTTTCAGTCCAAGAAGCTCCCTGTATTCCGCCAAAGTGAACTCTACACGGCTACTGCTTGGGTCTCTCGGATTTATCCTTGACAAGTAAACCTCTAGCAGACGAAGTTCTCCTGCTGTGTAGTCCCTGAACTTCGCCCAAACAAGGGATTTGCTTTTCTCGACAAGGTTGTTGTCTGATATTTTTGGCATCTGCTCACTTCCTTTAATGGTCTGAAAACAGTATATCACAAATAGGGGGACGTGTCAACAACTTTCGTCCCCCATGGCTTGTCTTTTTGTCCCCCATGTCCTCGTCATTTTGTCCCCCATGACTTGTCAAAACGTCCCCCATGCTTTGTCATTTCGTCCCCCATCTACATATTATATATTAAACAAGAAATAAACAAGAGATTAAATATCATCGTTAAATAGCCGATGACGATAATTTTCAACAATTTCTTTGTTTTTCCATTTCGGTTTGTGGATAACTGAACTCTGCATTTGCTAAATAAGACTGTAGCCGGAGAAAATCCGTACATCGTTAGTCACATTAAACGCGGACGGATTGTGGATAGGTGTACAAAAAGTGGACGAAAAACTTTTAACCCGGTGTTACGGGGGACGGATTGACGAGCCGCTCAATCGAAAACAACGAATTGACGATAATTCGTTATTTATTCCGCGCGAATGCTGTTGATTTACGGCCTATGGGGGACGGATAGACAAGGCAAATTTGCCCGATAGGTGTACAAAAAGTGGATGAACGTGGACAAAATGTTCTTCAAAAAATGCGATAATTCGACAATCAGCGCAAAATATTTTCCTCATTGATGGTATAAGAATCGTTTCGCTTCATGGCCGAAGCTTCCCCACAGTCCTGTGCCTGATATAAAATCTGCATATTGGGTTGTGTTCCGTCTGGGTCGGGATCGGTTTTGGTGGCTTGTGCCATTTCATAATGACCTGTGACGGTGCGGCAGACGGACACACGATCACGCAAAGTCGTGTGAAGGTTGGCTACCATTTCGCACAGAACGGCAAGGTAATCTGAGCCGTGATTGCCATAGATCAGATAGCACAGCAGGTCAATTTCCTGTGGATGGGCTTCTTTGATATGCTCTATCAGCGCATCTCTTTTTCTCTCGGTGCTGTCATCGCCAGCCAGGCTTTCCAATAAGCCAGGATGCAAACAGGTGTCTATGTACGGTTTGGCCGCAACGCCGCAGCACACGAACCACTTTATGATAGTAGGAGCATCTGGGGTCATTGTCCCTTGCTCGTAACGAAAAATGGATGTCCGGCCTACACCCATTTTATCCGCAAGCTTTTGTTGGCTAAGTCCAGATTCTGCTCTTGCCATCTCTAACGCTTTTGCCACTCGTATCCTATAATCATCCATAAATACCCCTCTTTCGACAAAATGATACAAAAGCAAAGAAATTTAACTGATATATTGTTCAAAATGTGAAACAATAATTGAAAAAAGTCGCTATTTCATTGAAACAGCGAGATGTGATATAACTGTATTGTCAAAAAATTCCAAAGAGGAGTGGAACAAAAATGAAAGAAACTGTAATCTGGAACCATGAACGTATGCCGATAATCGACGGAATGCCTGCCAGTGTTCCCGATGGGCAACCACACACACCTGAACCATGGGAGGAAAACGAATGAACCGAACCGTAGATGATCTGATTGTCCCATACGCTCGCAGACGGACGCTGGAGCTTGTCCTGAGCCTTTCTGGGTACGAAGCTGATAAAGATGCTTACCTCGAAGCAAAAGGCATCCTGGAACGCGCCATAGCCGCCTTGGACGATGGGCGAGACCCGGCAGACAACATCGAGCGCATTGACGGGCGGCTTGTGGAACTGTGAAAGGAGAAGAAGATGGACTTTACGAATGGATTCTATAAAGCCGAGAACCCTGTCGTTCTTGAAGAAGTGAAAACCTTCCTCCAGTCAATGGAACGGCGTGGAGCAACCGTAAAAGACTTAGACGATGCCATTGTGCAGCTAAACAATGTTTCACACAGTATCAGCACAAACGCTCTCGTCAAAGCAGATGTGCTGGACGATTTACCGGATAACCCTTTTCGTTCCATGCTCAACGAAATGTTACAAAGCAAAGGGTAACTTAAACTTAATATGGCTCTTAATCATTGTCATTGCAATTTTTGGTTTCCCCGATGTGAAGTAACGGATGCGAAGAAAATGTTCGATTTTCACGAAGTTGTTCAAAATACATTGACTTGACAACTAGAAGATGTATAATCGTATCAAATAAACATCTGCACTTACCGATCGGGAGGATATACAACAATGAGCGAACAAGAAAGAGCCAAGATTGACCGATTTATTGCATGGCTGCTGGAACACCCTGAAAAGATTCCAGCAGCGGAACAAGCATTAGACCTAGAGTAATAGAAAATCCCTTGCGCAGAGCTATAACAGCCCGGCACAAGGGGTTTTTATTTTACCGGGTCAGAACCACTTCTTTTTTCGGCTTCTACGGTAACGATATTTTCTGCTATTGCCATATAGCACGCGGTCATTGCCTTTTAACAATGCCTGCATGAACCAGAAGCAAAAGGCACAGCCACACAACAGGTAATACACAAGCTTACCTCACATCTTTTCGATCAGGTTCATCAGCGCTTCACGCTGTTCCTTCGGCATAGATTCAAGCTTTCTTCTAATCCGCTCCAATGCTGCATCGACTTCGCTTTGCGGCTGCTGGGGCGGGTTTTCTTTTTGGTTGCCAGAAACCAAAGCATCTACGCTTGTTCCAAAATAAGAAGCTATCTTATCGAGCGTTTCATATTTCAAGCTTTGCTTTCTACCGTTTTTCAAATCTGTCAAAGACCCACGGCTTGCACCCGATTCCTTGCACATTATAGTCACATTTACTCCGCGCTGCTTGCAGAGTTTTTCAATATTTTCGTACAAGTTTGCCATAATTCCAGTCCTCGCGTTGTAAGGTTTGCTGAAATTACGCGAACGCTTAAAAAAGCCTTGCATTTTACGCGAAAGCGTATTATACTAAGACTATACCGCGAAGGCGTAATGAATGATTTCTAGCAACTTCATTATATTACACTTATGCGTAAAAATCAATAGCCGGAGGTGAAATAATGGCTGAAAAAAAACCTCTGTGTGACTTTGGCAAACAAATCGAGATTGCTCTTATCCAAAAAGACAAGACTAACGACTGGTTGATTGAAAAAGTCAAGGAGGATACCGGACGATATTTTGACCGTTCTTACCTTTTCAAGGTTAAGACTGGAAAGCTGGAAACGCCCGGAATCAAGAAAAGCATCTGCCGGATTTTGAACATTCAGGATTCGGGAGCATAAGAAAGGAGAGAAAATGGCAAACATTCAAGTTTTTGAATATCAGAACAACAAGGTTCGCACAGTCGATGTGGACGGTGAAGCGTGGTTCGTTCTGAAAGATGTGTGTGAAGTTCTTCATCTTGGTACGACAGCAAAAGTCGCAGAGCGTTTGGATGATGATGAAAAGGGTATGAATCAGATTCACACCCCCGGTGGCATACAGAACGTAACGGTTGTCAATGAAAGCGGTCTGTACCATGTCATTCTCCGCAGCGACAAACCGGAAGCGGCTCCGTTCCGCAGATGGGTCACGAACGATGTGCTTCCTGCAATTCGTAAGACTGGAAGCTACAACGCACCGCAGCTTACCAGGTCGCAGCTCCTTGCAACTGCCCTGATCGCAGCGCATGAGGAACTGGAGGAGAAAGACAAGCGGATTGCAGATCTGACACCGGATGCTGAGTTCGCTCGTGCTGTGTGCATTGCGGACAACTGTCGGACGGCCACCAGCATTGCGAAGGACTACGGTCTGACTGCTGAAAAGTTGAACAAGCTGCTTTACAGCCAGCGAGTTCAGTACAAAGACAGCGATGGTCAGTGGGTGCTGTACAAGCCCTATCAAGGCAAGGGATACACCAAGAATCGAAAAGGCAAAGCCATTCAGCGCTCCAACGGCAAGACTTATATCCCGAACACGACGGTTTGGACAGTCGAGGGTGAAAAGCTCATCCATGAGCAGCTCAAGAAGCTGGGCATCACGCCGAGAATCGAGACCAGGGCTGTTGCAGAACAGCAAGATTTCGGAGGATGGGAGGACTGAACATGGAGCAGATTATCACCTTGAAGGTAGACCTTGAATACCCGGACGAAGCGCACCACGCCATTGACAAGGCGGTTGAGGCCTACGAAGCGGACAAGCTCAAGTGGACGGAAAAGGAACTCGCCGAAGCAAAGTATCTGGCAATGCAGATTATGCAGCAGTTGTGCTTGGATGGGTACAGCATCAGCTGGTCGAAGGCAGACAATGCAATTTCGCTGTGGATGCTGGATGAAGACAGCCGAAACCATTCCAACACGTTCTGTATGACAGACCCATTCTACTGGAACATTTGGATTGGCAAGTGCGTTTGTTTGTGCCGGGCTACCGGCAGGGAAGTGCCCACGTTCATAGTCAAAAAGGCTGGTGAGTGTTGGTGACGTATTTTTACAAAGCGCCAAGTCGCAAGCGGCGGCTAAAGCTGGCGATGGCAGCGGGCGTGTCTCGAAACGAAGCCAACAAGGTATTGTGGATGGAAAAGATGCTGAACCAGTGTTTTGAAAGACACAGCAGGGAAGCCAGAGAGAAAGACGGTGAACGCGATGAATAAATTCTGCGTCCGCTGTGGAGCGCTTCTTGAAGCTCCGAACGCAAACCAGAAGTATTGTGTCGTATGTGCACACAACGTCCAGCTTGAACAGCAAGCGAAATGGAGACGTCGGAAAGGCAAAACCGAACGAGTGATGGGTCTTTGTGCGTGGTGCGGCAAGGCGATGGTGAAGAAAACACCGGATCAGAAGTATCACAAAGATTGCGCCAGAAAGGCCGAAAGGTCATGCGCACCGGCTGGATATCAATTCAAGCTGCCAGAAAGGCAAAGGCCGACTCCACCAAGATACAGCATCAAGCAAATAAACGACAAGGCAAAGTCGCTCGGAATGAACTATGGGCATTACAGCACGTTGCTTAGCCAGGGAAAGGTGGAGCCGCCTGATGAACGGTAAATATTACGGCCAGCGTGAAATCTGCTGGCACAGCCGGGAGAAAGACCGGCTGGAACACATTCATAAAGGAAAGGACAAAAATGAAAGCATTCGTCGAAATTGCCCTAATTTGGGGCATTGTCCTAGCATTGGTTCTAGCAGCGTTCCTGCTGAATTTCTGGCTGGTGCATCACATCGAGATTCTGATCGGCGCTAAAGCGACCTGGTACATTATCGGAATCTGTGCTCTGATGGCTACCTGCTGGATTTTCGGCACAGGTAAGAAAGCATGACGCTGGAAGATGCAATGAAAGCCAGTTACTTCAACATCAACGACCTTAGCCGTAGATCTGGAGTATCAAGGCCGACGATTTACAGCATCTTGGGCAAGCGAAAGAAGCAGAAAAGTTCCGTTCGGGTCGATACACTTCTGAAAATCGCAAAGGCGTTGAATGCAAAAATAGTCATCAACGAGAAAAAGACGAACGGATTCGACATTATTTTGAAAGAGGTGAAGAGAGATGAAAACAGTTAAAGGTACGGTGCTGTGCTGTATGAGCATTTCGCTTGCTATCGTAGCTCTTGGGTGCGGAAACGCCATTGAAGGTGCTACGGGCGGATGGACGATGCTCGGATACGCGTTCCTTGCTCTGGCGATGCTTTTTGCAGCTCTTATTTTGGCTGCAATTGGCGTAAGCGCCGAAAACGAGCGCATGGAACAAAAGAGCCGGAAAATCAAGCGCATCCCGCATCACACAAACGAGTGGAGGGATGCCACGTGAAGTGCCCGACATGCGGAAGCGAGAAAATCAAAATCTACCGCAGCACATCATGCGAAGACAACATCATCCGACGGAGGCTCTGCGAAAACTGCGGTCATGCCTGGAACACGGTTGAAATTGACCTCGACCAGTGGAACTCCGTAACGAGGAGCTTCAGCAAGATGAAATATGTCATATCTCAGTTGGAAGCCCTTGTGGAAGAGATGAAGGCAAAAATCCTGAAACTTGGAGGTACGGTATGAACGAGATGTACGATTGCTCTGGTTGTTTTGACCGGTTCGGTGGCGTGGTTGAGCCGCCCGATGACTACTACTTCGCACCCAGAGAGGATGAAGAACCTGAATGGCAGCGGCCGGATGAAGCGGATTCCGTGTGCTGGGGAGATTGATTTTGTACAGCCGTATTAAGCCAAAGCAAGAACAATGAAGCCTAATGATGCCGAAGAAAGGAAAGAAAAATGGGCAAATACAAGAAAGAAGTCAAGCACTGCGAAAAGTGCAATAAGCCTTTTTCAGTGTTCCCGAATAGCACAGAGACTCTTTGCAAAAGTTGCAAAAGGGACAATTTGGAGGAAACGCTCCGCAGAAACGGTCATGCACCGCAGCATATGCTTGTCAGGAGACCTTATGACGGAATCAAGGAAGCGCTTGCTGTCGAAGATGCTGCAATGAGGGGTTCGTGGGACAAGAACACAAGCATCGAGAAAACGTGCCGCGACTGCGGCAAAGTATTCAAGATTTCTCGTGCAGAACGCATTTTCTTCGAATCGCATAACATGGCATTGCCTAAGCGTTGCCCGGCTTGCCGTAAAGCGAGAAAAGAAGCAAGGAAGGAAAACAACTGATGGCGGTATTAGTAATGGTCTACGGTCACTCCGGTAGCGGCAAGTCCGCTTCGCTTCGGAACTTTGACCCGGAACAGGTTGCGGTCATCAACGTGCTTGGCAAACCGTTGCCGTTCCGTAGCAACATGAAAACCTATATCACCAACGACTACGGCAAGATTGACGCTGCAATCCACAGCACCAAGCGTAAGTCCATCGTCATTGACGATGCTACCTACCTTATGACTGGCGAGTTCATGCGGAACGCAAAGGTCGCTGGATACCAAAAATTTACCGACATGGCAGCTAACTTCAACGCTCTGCTGATGCGAGCAAAAGAACTGCCGGACGATGTGGTGGTCTACTTTTTCGGCCACAGCGAGCGTGACGGAGACGGCGGCGAGAAGTTCAAAACCATCGGCAAGCTGCTGGACGAGAAGGTCTGCGTGGAAGGGTATTTCACTATCGTCCTGAAAACCGTTGTACAGGATGGGCGGTACCTGTTCAGCACCCGCAATGATGGGATGGACACCGTGAAAACACCGCTTGGGATGTTCAGCGATGCGCTGATCGAGAACGACCTCGCTGCCGTAGACAAGACCATCCGTGAGTATTACAACATCCCGGTTCAGCCGGATAACAAAGGAGAGTAACAGATGAAAAACATCAACTGGAATGACGTGCAGGAAGCAACCGAACGCCGCGACCTGCCTGTTGGCGGCTATGTTGCCGGTATCTGCAAGGCAACGGATGAACCCGCAAAGGAACGTCTGAACATCGAGTGGGAAGTCGCAGAGGGCGAGTTCAAGGGTTACTGGCGTGAGCAGACCGCTTCCCTTATCGAGCGCGGCAAGCTGAATCCGGGCGAATGGGCATGGGGTGGCAAGACCATCAAGAGTTACAAGGAAAAGGCGCTGCCGTTCTTCAAGGGCTTCATCACCGCTGTGGAGCAGTCCAATCCCGGTTACAAGTTTAACAACGATGAAAAGACTCTGCGTGGCAAGCTGGTCGGCGTGGTTCTCCGTGAGGAAGAGTACATGGGCAACGATGGCAACATCAAGACGAAGCTTGTCGTTGACCGCTTTACCAGCGTGGACAAGATTCGTTCCGGCGACTATGAGGTCAGACCGAAGAAAACGCTGGCTACCGGGTCTGGCTCTGCGCCTGACAATGGCGATTTCGCCGTGATTGAGGGCAACGCGGATGATTTCCCTTTCTGAAAATAGCGAATTAACGTAATATTTCGAGAAAGCGAGATAAAAGAATGAAACTGATTCGGACTACCAATGGGTGCTACCTCAACGCAGATGCAATTACGAGAATTATTTTTCCCAAGCTAAAAGAAGATTTCTCGTCTTGCATTACGGTCAAAATGAGCGATTGCGAAAATAAACTTTTCTGCATTGGCGAATACAACGGAGAGTGCGTTGATGACGTTTTAGACAGATGCCGAGCAAGGGAAGCTCTTCTCGATTTTCTCACAAGTAGTAACGACGGAACACTGGATATTAGCGACAATATATGCTTGAAAGAAGAATTGAAAAGATTCCCACAAGCAGACTGACCGCCTACCTTATATAGGAGCTGCGCTATCTGGCTGGACGGGCGTTTGGAAAGATGAAAGTTTTAGTCGCCTGTGAGGAATCACAGGAAGTCTGCAAAGCATTCCGTGCCCGTGGGCATGAAGCCTACTCGTGCGACCTGATCAAGCCGTCCGGCGGGCATCCAGAATGGCATATTCTCGGTGACTGCCTAAAGGCTATTGAGGGAGGGCAGGTCGTTACCATGGACGGAATCGCGCATGATGTGCCCCGCTGGGATATGATTATCGCATTCGTCCCCTGCACAAAGACGAGCAACGCGGGAGCGAGACACCTGTACAAGGGAGGAAAGCTCAATATTTCCCGGTATTATGAGGGGTTGTGCGGCAAGGCTCTTTTTCTTGCCGTGTGGGCGGCAGATTGCGAAAAAGTGGTGATTGAGAATCTTACCCCCAGCAAGATTTTTGATTACCCAAAGCCTACGCAGGCAATCCAGCCCTACGAGTACGGACATCCGTACAGCAAGAAAACGCTACTGTGGGAGCGCGGTGTACCGCCGCTGCACCCGACAAACATCGTAGAACCTACCGCGACATGGTGTCCGTCTGGCTCTTATTCTCATAAACATGGAGAGCAGCATAAAGGGATGTTTACAACTGACCGGGCTAAAAACCGAGCAAAAACTTTCGCTGGCGTGGCGGCTGCCATGTCAGAACAGTGGGGTTGATAGAATGATTACCTGTTGTCTCAACTGCACATCACGCCACCAAGCTTGCCACGACACTTGCGAGAAGTACAAGGCAGAGAAGAAAGACTTCGAGGAACGCAAGGCTTTCGTGTATGAGCTGAACCACAGTCAGAGCGTGTACCACCGTGATTATGAAGACAAGCACCGGGAAAAAGGCAAGAAGCGGTTTCTCGGAAGTGAATTTAGAGGTGAACGAGGATGAGCAAAAGAAAGTATAAGCCGGGCGTTTACATCATTTCACTTGATGACTTGATGAAGCAGGATTTTGTTTACTGCGCCGGAAAACTTGTTCACAAAGGCTGGTTTGGTAGCTGGCAACTGCGATACGCAAATAGCGAACTTGCTCGGCTGCGTATCAGAGAAGCCAAAAAAATCGAGGACAACGCATGAACACCGGCAAGCAGTTTGAAGCAGACTTCAAAGCATCCGTCCCATCCGATGCGTGGTGCTACCGCCTGAAAGACAGTGCTGCCACCTACTACGGCGGCAACGAGAACCTGTCTTTTTCCATCGACAACATCTGCGACTTTCTTGTGTATCGTTACCCGATGAACCACCTGTTTGAACTGAAAACCATCGAAACGCCCTCTATCCCTTTGGAAAAGGTGTTCGGCAAGTACGACAAGGCAAAGTGCAAATACCGCAAGGAAAAACATATCACTGACATGGTGGAAGCAATGGGGTATAGCGGTCAGACCGCTCATGTGATAGTCAATTACAGGTCGGTCAACCGCACCTTTGCAATCCCTGCCAGCAAGGTTCTGGCGTTCCGTTACAACGAAAGCCGGAAGAGCATCCCTTGGCAGTGGGCAGAGCGAGAGGGGATAGAGGTCAAAGCGAAAAGGCTGCGTGTTCATTGGCGATATGACGTGGATGGGCTGCTAAAGAGATTGGAGAAAGAGCATGGCATTGATATGTAATAGGTGTGGTGAAATGTTTACACTTGAGGAATATAACAAAATGAAGAATAAACTTGAGGTTCGGCCAATAATCGGTGGAGAAGAAGGATGGAGCGTTCTTCTTTGCCCCTCTTGTATGGCTGCACTCAACGACTGGCTGAAAGGAGAACAGAAGTGAGCAAGAAAGTTTCAGACATTCTGCCCAAGACGGAAATCTTGGTACAGTTGGCAGAAGAAGCCCGCTGGCTCTCTCGCCTTGAAGAAAAGGAGAATAAAAATGGCTGAATATCATGTTGGATGTGGGATGTTTGGAAACATCTATGCAGGAACGATAACACCGCCTCGAAAAGATGACTTGAAGATGTGGCGCAACAAGTCAGATGTGACCGATGAAGCGATTACGGCGGTCATGGGGCATTTCATCACGAAAATGATGCGCGACAACAAGACCGAAATTCAAAAGGCATGGGAAGTCCGTGGTGGCAAAACGTTGAAAGTCACGTTTGAACTTTCCACAGACAAGGAGCAGCCGGATGAATAAATTTGGGAACTGCCCCATGTGCGGCAAACAGGTCAAGCCGACCAACCTCCGCAAAATCGCACGGCAAAACCAGTTGTACGGATTTCGCATGGCTCTGGATGGAATCGCTGCCACATGGGGCGCACTGATTCAGAACCTTCGGTGCGATGCAGACCTGACCGATGAGCAGGTGCAGAAAATCATCCGCATTGGTGACAGGTACTGGGAGATGGTCGGCAAGTTCAAAGAAGAGGACATGACCCATGACGAGTTTGCAGATTACATCACCGCAAAGTCAGAACAGGTCGAAAAAGAGCTGAGAGAAAGGTGGAGCTAACAATGTTTGAATTTGCAACTCGCTGGCTGGTCTGCCTGGTCATGCTGGCGGTAATAGTTCAGTCCGAACGGACAATCAAAGACGTGGCAGACAACCTGTTTGAAGAACGGCAGGCAATGCTCGTCTGGCTGTTCGTAAACGTGTGTCTGGCCGTTTGTACGGCTGTTGTGATGGGGTGGAGGTAAGTATGGAAATTCGTGGAGAGCATAGCAAGAAGAGAGTTCGTTTTGATTCGCTCAAGGAAGGAGAACCGTTTTACTACAAAGGCGAACTTAATATGAAGACAAGTGAGATTACGCGAAGTCCCGTCTTTTGCAGCGGCACTATATATAACTGCGTGTCGCTCCGTAACGGTAGAATTATGAGCTGCTCCGATGATGTGATGGTCGGCATTGCAAGGGTTCATATCGAAAAGGAGTACTGATGGACAACGAACTTTACTGTCCGATGAAGATGACCAGCAATCCGCTTGGTCGGTGCGTCTGCGAGAAAGAAAAGTGCGCATGGTGGCGGCAGTTGGACAGCTGCTGTTCCGTTTGGTGGATTGCACGGAAGCTAGACAGCATCGAAAATAAGATGAAGAGGTGAGAGCATGAAAAAGCGGATTTACCTCGTTCTTGAAACCGAAGCAGATGAGGATGACAAGAGCATCCTTAACGATATTGAGCAAGAACTTGGGATGGCTACACATTATTTTGAAACCTGCTCTTATAGCGAAATCGGGTTTGAGGGCTTGTGGAGAAGCACATTCGAGCAACCACCTAAGAAAGAAGATGCAGATGAAAACGGCTATGTGATGGCGATTGCTGGTCCGATTACAAAGTCCGATTGCGTAGGTTATCCATATAAGTGGTTGTGGAATGTCGTTGCAAAGCATCCATACGCATACCCTGTTTGGAAGCCCATCAAGGAGGTCTGACACATGGCAACACCCCCGAAGCGCGGTCGTGGCAGACCGCCGCTGACCGAAGCTGAAAAGAAAAAGCGTGAGAAGCGGGCGCAAAAGGCGAAAGAAGAAGCCGCTGCGAAGCGTGAGAAAGAGCGTGAGAAAAAGAAACAGCAGATGCTTAATAAGCGGAAATCTATCCGCTCACAGGTGAGTAAAAAGGTGAAAGAACAACAGGAATTAGCGATCGAGAAATCGAAGATGATGAATACAGGCGATTTGCAGTCGAGAATCGGTGACGAAGAGGACAAGAAGGTTATCGGCATGATTGCAGCTAAGTATTTTGGCGACCTTCCAAGCGTGGACATGAACAACCCGATTGAAGTGCAGCAACGTCTTGACTTTTTCTTTGACGCTTGCATCGAAGCCAGAATTTCCCCTGTTGTGGAATGGATTGCGCTGGTTCTGGGCATCGAATGGGTGAGCCTGAAACAGATTATGGCGGGCAAACGCCGTGACGACAGCTTGCAGCAGAAGTACATCCTCAAGCTGATTCTGCAAATGCAGTCCATGTGGGCATACAACGGTATGTACGGTCAGGAGAACCCGGCAGAGTGGATTTTCCGAGCCAAGAACTACTTTGGTATGCGCGACAACGTGGAAGTCACCGTTGCACCGCCTGAACAGCCTTTGGGCGATGCCCAGAGCGCAGAACAGCTCGCCCAGAAGTACCAGACGGCTTTGCCGAAGGGGATTGACGTAGAGTACAGAGAGGTGGCAGAAGAGGTGGTCGAGGATGACTAACGGCGATTTTATCCGCTCCATGACGGACGAGGATATTACAGAAAACTTTACGCGGGGCATCTGTGAGCTTATCAAACATCGTGACCCGGAGCGTTGCCAGAACCGTGAGCATTGCTTTCATTGCGTCAAGGACTGGCTGAAAGAGAAGAACAAAATCATGGTGAGGGCTGACAAATGGGAAAACTGATTGACTTCTCCGACCC